TTGCTCCTGTTGCTCCTGTTGCTCCTGTTGCTCCTGTTGCTCCTGTTGCTCCTGTTGCTCCTGTTGCTCCTGTTGCTCCTGTTGCTCCTGTTGCTCCTGTTGCTCCAGAACCTCCACTTCCACCTCCACTTCCAATTAACACTCCACCAATTTGTAATTGTCCTGATATAATTACAGTATCCTTACTAGTTCCTAAAACAATTTGATTAGAACCTGTAATTGTTGCACCAAAACCTAATGCAGTTGATTGAACATATGTACTAACAAAATTGTCAACACTAGTTTGTGCTCCAACAAAAGTACACATATCAACATTACTAGTTAATAAATCTTGATTATTAGTATTCATTGATCGTAATCCTTCAGTAATAGAATTGGATAAAATAGTATTTCGTGTTGCTACGTCCTGAGGCGTTTTTTTAGGTATTGAAGCCGCAAGTTTATATTCCATTATAAATAATAATAATATTTTAAAATTTATTATTAAATTAATTATTACACTTATTATTTAATAAATATGGTTTATCTAAATCAACCATCATTTTTGTAAAATTAGTTACACAATTTTCAATATTACTATACCCTTCTCTTTGTGAAACAGTTAAAGGCACTAAAAGTAACCACATATCTCTCTTTTGTAGAGATAACCAATATTTATCAATTGCATACATTATTTTATTTTTAGGTTCTCTAATAAGCATATTAATACCTTCTTTAATATTGGCAATTAATGTATCATAATATTGTTTGCGAATTAAATATCCAGTTGTAGTTTGACACCATGATACTTGAACACACGTTTCATCTACCACTCTATATGGAGGAACATTATTTCCTGCAATAAGTAGCACATCCCATTCTTTATTATTTTGCAAAAATTTATTTAGTTGCCCAATAAATATTCCAGGATTTAAAAAAATGATATCATCTTCAACAATTAATATATGATCTAGATTGTTTTCTTTTGCTAATTGTAAACATTTTAAATGACTCATTGAACATCCTAAAGCACCATTACCATTTGGTAATTTAATAGCATTAAATCTATTAAACTGAGTTAACCCTACCTTGCTAAGTTGCTGTTCTACTTGTGCTTTACGATCTATCCTCTCTTGCAAATTAATGTAAAACACATTTGTAATATCTGCAAGAGTATTCAAATTTGAAATATCTACAAAATCGGGTTCCATAGTAATATATGTAAGTTTAGTTTTATATATTTATTTCTATCTTTATTTATATGAATGAAATAAAGAGAGAAGAAAGAGAGAATGAAACTAATGAGGAAACCAAGGAAGAACCCAAGGAAGAACCCAAGGAGGAAGAAAGTATTTGTTATTCTTCTCCAGAACCACTTCACTTCATTTCAAAACCAAATGAAGTACAATTTGACATGCCAGTTCATGCACAAATATTTATGCCACAACATATCGCAGAATTAGTAATTCAAGAACCATTACTTGATGTTACAAGAGCTGCAACAGGTGCAGTTATTTATGATGGACTTATTCATAAACAACAATGTGGTGGTTGCATAATGAGTTAAATATTATTTCTTATTATTTCGCGTTTTATTATTTACTCCTCTACCAATGCCAAATAATTTGTTGTATTGTGTTATATTTTTAATTTTTGATTTTAAATTATTATTTTCCTTTGTTAATTTTTTATTATTATTTGTTAAAAGTTTAACAGTTTCTTGTTTTATTTTCTTTTCTTCTTTTATTTCTTTATATAGTCCATCTATGCTATCTTTTAATTCTTCAATTTTATTAGTTTCTGGAATACATTTGTTAACATTGTCCCATAAATATCCTTTTTTAACTATTGGTTGAGTTCTTGAAATTTTCATAGTTTGATGTGAATTATGTAATGATTCATTTGAGTTACTTAATTCACTTACTTTACTGTTATAATTTATATCAGGAGATAATTCATTTAATTTATCTATTAATTTTCTATTAAAACGCATTAGTTTTTCATTTTCCTTTGTTAATTTTTTAGCAGTTTTATTTTTAATAAATATTTGCTCTTCTTTTGTAGAAGTTAATGAGTCAATTTTATCTTCTAGTTGTTCAATCTTTTTATATTCTTTATCACATTTTTTAATATCACCCCATAAATATCCTTTTTTAGTTTTTGGAGTAGTTCTAGTAATTTTCGTAGTTTCAGCTCGTCTAGAGGATTGTCTAAAAGAAGATTGTTTATTTGAGGATAATCTAAGTGAAGATTTTGAAGGATTACGTAATATTTGGACAGAACTATGTGCAGAATCTTGAGAGAGTTGTCTTGGCGAAGCAATGGGCGAAGCAATGGGCGAAGCAACTCTTGGCAAAGCAATGGGCGAAGCAACTCTGGGCAAAGCAATGGGCGAAGCAACTCTGGGCGAAGCAACTGGAGTAGCAACTCTGGGCGAAGCAACTCTGGGCGAAGCAACTGGCGAAGCATCGGACAAACTATCTGATTTATGTGGGTGTAGATTACGCATTTTTTCTTGTTCTTCAAGTTCTTTAATTTTTGTGTTTTCTTCATGTACATAAAAATCTGAATCTGAAGGACTATTGTCATCTCTCAAGGTTGCAGCTGTAATAAATTCTAACATATCTGTATTATTAGTAAAATGTGCAATTTGTGTTACAGAATAGCGACCAAATGGATAAGCATATTTTTTAGTAAATACTTCATGCTTTTTTAATTGATATGCTAAATTATCTATATTAATATTCCTGATAGTTTCAGCTCCATCTTTTGTCATATATTTATCTTTTGCCTTAAAAATATGCGTTAAACATGTTAATATAGATTTAAACTCTCTACCTACATTATCAAATCCAGATTGTTTAAATAAAGTATTTAATTTAGGATAAACTGTCCAATTTAAAATTGGACCAGATATACCACTTCCCACAATTTTTTTAAATTCTGGGGTCCATTTATCATAATTTATATTTATAGATAATAAATTAAATACAGTATATGGATTATTTATAGGATCATTTGTACCTATTAAAGTATAACTCATAATTTTTCTTGCTCTTATATTTTTAAAAAATATTTCAGTATCCCAAGAGTTCGGATGAAAATATCTTTCTTCCCATAAACTACAGGGTATTAAAATAGATTTCATTTTTGAAATAATTGATGGTATTTCTGTTGCTTCATTTGGTCGTCTATCATTTTTTTCTCTAAATTTTTTTCTTTCTTTTGATAATTTTAATCTACTATAACTATAATTAATATGTTTATCCCAATCTTCTTCTGGAATTAATCCATCTTCTTCAATAAATTCTAATAATCTTATCCATTTACCCTCATCTAAATAATATGTTTCTGGATCTTCTTTCTCCTTTTCTTTCTCTTCTTCTTTCTCCATATTATATATTATTATTAATATCTTCCCATCCCTATATTCACGCTTTTACTTGCTCTAACAGGATAATTTCTATTTGCTTGTTGAGAGAAAGGGTTTTGCTGTTTAGATTGATTAAGAGGCATAATCGGTATATTTTTCCAAGCTGAAGGACTATTTACAAATGTAGTTGGATTCACCATTTTACCAGAATCAGGAAAAGAAACTTTACGAACTGGTTCTCTCAAATCATATTGATGATATTGATCTGATTCAAAATGAACAAGTGTCATAAATGAGGCAACATTGATATAAAATAATCGGTCTTGATCTGCTACAATATATTTATTATCTGCTGGATTTGCGGATTCTTTATCTATCGTATATGTCAATTTGTGAATTGTTTTTAGGCCATCAATACCTCGATCTTGCACCATTCTTTGTGGATCTTTCGGTGATACTAATCGTTCTACTCCATCAAACAATTGTAAAATCTCGGGTGATCCAATTGGATAAAATTGTGACCGATCTATTTTAATTTTATTATAGAGACATCTATTTTGCAAGCAAGCATCTTCCATACCCCATCCCCAATAACTTGGATATCCATTAACTAACTCAAAATCCTGCCCCTTAATTACGACAATTCCGCCTAAAGCTGAATCAAATCCATAATAATGTTTTACAGTGCCCAAAACAGTTTGATAATCAAATAGTTTATGAAATGGTAGCGTATCTACATCATTGAAAATAAATGTAATATCTTTATAGGTGTCTGGATATTTTTCCTTCATTGCTAAAAAACCAATATTTTTCATTGCTCCACGATTGAAAGGTCTGCTATCCATTTGATGAACAAAAAGTATTTCATAATCGTCGACACCTTCTAAAATAAAATTCATTTGCTGACAGAAAAAAAACTTTTGTTGAAGACGATTGCGATATGGGACAATGAATACACGCTTAGGATAAGTTACTTCTACTACTATTTCATCGGTTAACATTTAATATGTAAGTTATTTTATTTTTATATATTAAACTATTTATCTTCTACTTCTTCTTCCTTTTCTTTTCTTTCCTCTTTTGGATTTCTTTCCTCTTTTGGATTTCTTTCCTTTTCTTCTAGTTTTCTTACTCTTTTTTCCTCCTAATGGCGCGACAGTTTGGGCAGCAGCATCAGCAGCATCAGTAGCAGCGTGAGCAGCTATATCATCATCGGCAGCAGTAATAGCAGTATTAGCAGCAGCAATAGCAGCAAATAATTCATCTTGGGTTAGTTGTGTAGATGACTGTTTCATTAACGTTAGAGTATTTTTAGCAATATTTAGTGCAGATATTGTGTCAGGAGATATATTTGTATTACTTAATAAAGTAGTAATATAATTTATTTTGGTATTTATGGATGATAATTGCTCGGCGTTCATAATATACATTATAACAATATTATAATTTACTTTTCCCATTACTTTTCCCATTACTTTTCCCATTACTTTTTCTACATTACTTTTTCCATTATTTTTTCCCATTACTTTTTTCCAAAGAATCCTAATAATGATTGATTCCCTGCTTTAGAATTATTGGTTACTCTCAAGAATTCATCAAACAAAAGCACTTTAATTTCATCATTCCGCATTTTCTCTAATTTATTTTCTTGTTTTTCTAAATCTGTAATTGTTTTCTTAACTGTATCTACTTCTTTTTTAAATTTGGCAATCTTACCTAATTTTCCATTTTCGGTCCATATCTTTTCCAAAACGAGGGCAAATACCTGCTGAACTGGTTTCATAATTTGATTTGTAATATAAAACGAATAATCTATCTTCAAATGATTTTCTAAAATATAAGTCGGTGTTTCTATTTTATCTCCTTGCAGCGCTTTCTTATCAGTGCTATGAATATATACAAATGGTATTCGGTCACCAGAACTCGGTTTATTTCCTGGATCACGCGAAGTAATACGATCTGCCAAAACTTTATGAGCAATTTGCTTTGGATTTTTATATCCTGAACGCAGCGATTTGGTAATAATAAGTTTATCCATTGGATAATTCTCATCAACGATATTTTTCAAACACGCTTTCAAAAATTGGGTTGCTTTATTAATGTCTTTTTCTTTCATCAATATATCAATAATACCACCATAAATATCTTTCACTATTGGAGCATTATCTCGACGTTTTAAAACAATTCCCATCTCTTTACGTTTACATTTATTTGGATCTGTTTCATAAAGCATACCAACATATCGTTTTTTTGAAAGTAAGCAAAATGGCATAAATGTTTTCTCATATTCTAGATCATGCGGATTTTTCAAGAAAGAACTAGCTAAATGACCAGCTTCTTGTGCTAATTCAATTGTAATTTCAAGTGCTTTTTGACCACGAATTTTCTCACCACCAACTGTTTCCAAATTAAATGTAAAGAATACAGAATCTGTATTATGAACAATAAGAGATCCAATTCCTGCTGCAAAATGATGATTTTCAGTTGTTAGATCATAAACGTAACCAGTGTATGAAGGTAACTCAATTAATTCTATAATACAGCAATTGCAGGGGGATATACCCCCCTTGCCCCCCATTACAGTCCCCATTACAGTCCCCATTACAGTCCCCATTACAGTTAATTTTTGCTCTATATTTTGCTCCACTTTTTCTAAAAGTGAATAATTATCCCATAAAATGTATAAATAAACTAGGCCATTTTCTTCATTATTCATAATTTTTACAATCAGTTCTGGCCATTTTAATGCATTCAACCATATGATAGATAAAGATACTTGTTCAGTAGTTAATATTTTTACTCCAACTGGATCTTCACTGTCTTTTAAAACAGGGCAATCAAATATGAATTCATATGGATATCGATATGAATCCAACCATTGAATAAATGGTTGATCATTTGTCGGACTAATTACGATAGGTAATGGTCTATGCAATAATTCTTGACCAATAGAGCAATCCTTAGGTGAAATTTCTTGACCATCTGCTAAAAGTAATGAATGATCATCAGTGACATCAACTGTTCCTGCTCCAGTAATAACGCGTATCATTTTTTTATGTGGCGCCAATTTATGACGAATAACACATTTTAATATTGTCCATCCTTGTGCCGTCCATGTGCTAATTTTCATATGAATAGAATATAAATTGCATACTTCCTTTCCAGTTTTACCTGGTTCTCGACATTGATGCCAAACATTACCGCCATATTTTCGAGCCAAATCTTCAATCGTGCAGATATCTATTTGACCTAATTCATCTTTAATATAAATTGGCGTATAATTTGCTACACTATCTCCATAAATATATTCTGCTTTAGTCAATACTGGTCCATGATTTGCAGTATCACATATTTTATTTTGATAACATTCTTCAATCACACGTTTGGCATAAGTCAGAAGCATTCGTCCAGTAGCAGTGCACGAGGCAGCAACATCTTTTTCATAAAAGGTGCTTGTTTTGGCACCACATTGTCCATAAAGAGAATTGGCAGTCAACTTGTATGCTAACTGACGCTTATCTAGCACATTTTTCATAAATTCATCTGTTTCCAAAGGAATTAATTTACGCGTGCTTTTACGCGCTTGAAGCAACTCTTCCAAAATAGAAGGCATAATGGCGCGTTTACCATCAGGAAATTGCGCAAACCGGCATATTTTATATCCGCATTTGATTTTTTCAGCAGCAGCGCTAGGCGTTTTTCTCACATAATTAAAAGTATCATAAGTAATATCAACATATTCATAATCTGGCAAATTATCATATTCCGGGTTTCCGGTAACACAGAGAAGTTTCCCTGCAAGATCATATTCTTTAGTCCAAACTTTTGAATCGTGAGATAAATTTTCACTCATCATTGAGGATGGGTATAAAGATGCATAATCGACACAAGCTACTGGGTTATCTAAATAAAGATCGCACTTTGGATCTAGAACGATAGCTCCTTCATATCCATCATTTAATTCCGATTTTTCCATTACAGGAATAAGAGTGCCTTTTTCTCTGCATTTTTTCGCAACATAACTAGTGAGTTTAATACCTTGACCGCGTAAAACCAGGAAATTAATTGGAACACTGCAAATTTTTGCCATCTCACTAAATCCAGTTAATACATCTACTTTATTCACTAAATAATGCACTAAGTTGCAATCTTGAATACAATATTTTGCAATTACTGCGCGATCTTCGTCGGTGCCATTTGTCATTCTAAAAATATCTTGTGGAGTAACATCATCTTTTGCTAAACACCAGCGAACTTTTTTGCTGACCATATCTGGTTCAACTAGTCCTTGAATGGTAAAGGAACCTTTTGTTTTATTTACTGATAAGATGCGATATTTTTGTCCATTATTATAATAATCAACGGTATGTCCGATTTCTTCAAAATGAATAAAACTAGATACAGTAAGACCAGTTAAATTAGAAGATTTAATAATTGATTCGCTACTATTTTCTCCTAACTCTTCTCCTAACTCTTCTCCTAACTCTTCTCCTAACTCTTCTCCTTCTACGTGTATAATTTGTTTTACATAATCGCCAATAAAATGACCAGCAACATAATCTAATTTATAAGATGTCAAATTTTCTTCTTTTCTAAAGAAATTATACATATCAATTTGAAGACGACCATTCATTTTAATATATTTGAAATCGTGTTGACCAGATGCCAATACAATACTACTTTCTTCTAATTTATATTGCCCATCTTCTTTTGTGCCGCATACTTCCTCTTTATTTCTAGATAATTGTAAAAATTCTACAACACATCCTTGCTCTTGAGCACGACAAAACATAAACTCGTAATCAAATCCAAATATATTATATCCAATAATAATATCTGGATTTTCTGTTTGAATAAGTCGGGTCCACGCCAATAAAACTTGCTCTTCGGTAGCACATTCTTCTAAAATTACATTATCAGTCGGCGCACTAGTGCCTAATACAGCGCAATGATTTAAATAAGGTTCTGCTTCACCATATCTCAAAAATGTAGATCCAATGAATGTCACCTTATCACCTTCTAATTTGGGAAATAATGAATTAAGTAAAATATTAAGTTCAACTAATTTAGAATCACGGTCAAATTTTTTATCACATAAAATATCAATAAGTGTTTCAGTGGTTGGTTTTATTAATTTCGTTTTTTTTGTAAAACCGGAATCTTCTTCTTCATCATCATCATCTCCCTGACCAAATTTCATATTTTCAAAAATACTAGCAATAGATGAAGTTGATCCTGATGCTTTTTTATAATTTCTAACTGGATTCACATATAATTCATCTATTCTTTGATTTAACCATTCTGGATCCATATCGCCTTCATCTGCTGCTTTTTTTGGATATACTAAATCAATCTCTACTAATTTTTTAGTAGAATCAGCTAGACCGAATGCATTAAAAATAATTTGTTTCAATAACTTTTTACAGATTTCAACTGTAACTTCTTGTTCCAAATTCTCAAAATATTCTACAATATTAGTTGCCAGTTTTTTATAAGATTTAATTGGAACTGGAAAATCGCCATGACTACTACTGGCTTCAATATCAAAACTACATATTTTATATGGAACACGGGTTTCAATATTATGAGCAGGTTTAATATGTTTGTAATGAAGCATAAATTCAAAATCACACCTTGTTTTTTTATTAGATTCAATAAATTGAATTGTTTTTGCTTTTGGGAATGTAACCCATCCTGAAGGACTAATATCTTTAATATGAAAGAATCGTAATAAAGGTGGAATATTTGATTCATAAATAGTGAGTAATTCATTATTAAATCCATCATAACCACCAGGTATTAATTTATATGCTTTTGTAACAGGTTCATTATGATACCATAAATTTTTCACTTTATTCAAAGATTGTGTATTTATAAAATCTAATTTGATAAATTTATGCAATTTACCACCATCAAATCCATATAATTTTTTTTGTTCAACTAAAGTACAAGTACATATAGAATCTTCATAATACTTACCAATTTTTCCTTTAATATGATTTAAAAATTTCTGCTTTGTGCTTTCTGTCCAATTATCTCCTACTTTTACATAAAAGAATGGACAGAAATCTGTAGCAATAATAGAGCAAGTTTTACCTAATTCATTGATTCCAAATATTTGTATTAAAAATATAGAATCATCTTTATTAACTTTATATCCTCCGCCATTATTTTCAGATTCATCATTAGTCGCTGGTTTTTCATTATAAACATTAAAATCGTATAAACGAAATGAATAAGAAAGTTCCATTGTTTGTTAATTACAATATTATATTAAAATAAGTTTAATTCAATTTTTAATTAAATTTATTTATAGTCTGGGTTCTTTATACTCTTATTTTTATATTTTTATATTTTTATATTTTTATATTTTTATTATCTTCTTCTAGTTCTATTTTTCCTTGTTTTACTTCTTCTACCTTTAGATCCACCATATACCATTCCTCTAACATGTTTTTTGGTATTATATTTATTATTTTTATGTTTACTAGTCTTTGTACCAGTCTTTGTACCAGTCTTTGACTTTATCCATTTATCGAATGCAATAAAAGAACGATTCGTATCAGGTAACTTACTATTTTCAAATTTTTCATTTATACCCTTTGCTTTATTAATATAACGCAAATCTGGGAATCCTTCAACATCAGGACCAAAATTTGTAATACCTTTATATAATTCTGAATTTACATTTGCTATAACTACAGAAGGACCATATTTAGTTTTATAAAGTTTTGCCCATTCAGGTTTAACTGTTTTACAATGCCCGCACCAATCTGCATTAATAAATAAAAAAACATCATCACCTTTATTAATAGCATTATTAAGTTTTTCTATGTTTTTTGTAGATTTTGCATTTTTTTTTTGAATTACAATATTCATACATTATATATAGAAAATGTTATTTTTAATAAAAATAATTATCATCTCATTAATATTTTTAGCAGGGCTTCATTTTTATTTAAATAATAATCCAGAAACGTGTTTATATAATAATGGAATGAAAGAAGGAATGACCTCAAGTATGGATACAACATTAAATAAAAGTTGTCCTGATATGTTAATACAGCATGGACTAAAATATTATCTATATAATTCTAAATTAGCAAAAGTTCCAGGAGTGAATCCGGTAGAGTTTAATAATTTAGAAGAATATGTTGAATTTACTGAGTGGCAACGGCATGAAGGAATAAGATGTCCTATTTTATATTTACAACATAGTTATAATACGCAGGGGGAATCTGTATATAAAATTAGACCTAGTGTTAAAGAAGTATGCGGTGGATTACCTCCTAATGTAATAACACCATACGCAAATAGATTATATAATCCTGATATATCAGAACAAAAACCCGTTCCTGTAAATGAATCTACAAATATGAGTGCTACTTATACTACACCATCACAAACATTACCAACAGATAGTATGAAAAATTTCACAATGTTGGTAGATTCTGGACACGACGATTTACCTTATAATAAAAATTCAGTACCAGGAAATGATCCAAGTAGTTATTATGTTGGAAAAACAACTCCTTTAGATATTATGGATCAAAAAGAACAGAATTTATTACATAGTCCAAATGCAATGGATGACAACTGGGGAGGTTCAGATTATACACAAAAGTTAGTAGATAAAGGATATTATGCAGATAATGAAGTAAGTATTCAAATTGCTTAACAATTTAATAGCAGTGGTCGGTAAGTGGATCAAATGCGACATCCTCTAGCGACCGCAAGCGCAATTGCTAATTGCTTTAGTTAGCTTCATCCACATATTTTAACACTGTTGCCATATTATCATAAGATGTTTTTAAAGTATTAAAATCATTAAACAATGTTAAGTTTGCATCAGTCATAGTATCACTTGATGGATCAATTTGCATCATTAATTGAATCATATTTATTTGAAGATATTTTTTGTTATTTTCAATAATAGATTCATACTTATTCCTATATTTTGAAATAAGTAAAACATCATTTTGACTTGCAACTGAAGATATCAATTTTGACAGAATTTCATCTGTTTTACTGCCACCTTTAACTTCAAAATTTTCTTTTTGTCCATTGGTGTATTTATTATAGTAAAAATATACTAAATATATGATAAACCCAAAAATTATTGCTATACCAATTTGTTGAAATGAATCCATCTTATAATAATATTATAGTAAAAACTTTATAATATTCGCAATAACATTTTTACCTAATTTTCTAGATTGTCCTTTAGAATTTATACTTGTAATAGAATTTAAACATAATGGATCTGTCTTCATTGATGATATCAGATGTTGCATTGTTTTAAATTTTGTCATAATAGCAATAGCAGAAACAGAACTTATTGAGGGAATTTGACAAAGCATAATTTCACTAATATTTTCTGGTGTAATATTATCTTTTTTAACTTTTTTTACTACACTGCAATAACTAGTTTCATTATGTTCATTTTTGTCAGCGTCGTCAACAACATCATTTTCTTCATTTAAATTTGTAGTGCATTCTAACACTGATGATTCACTGACTTCTGTTTTAACTTCTTTAACTTCTTTAACTTCTTTATTTTTATAATAACTTGGTTTATTTTCTAGCATATTTTTATTTAATTTATAAGCCATATTACAAATGATATATGCAGTTTCTTGGATTGACGTGCTTCTTAAAACTGAAAATCCTTTACTATAATTAAGAGAGAACATTGATGAATAAAGCATTTGTTTATTTTGTCTATTTATTAGAGATCCTTCAATTAAATAAACTATATTATGATTATGTACTTCTGAATTAGATAAACGATATGATTGCTCTTCATAACGTCCATCTTTAATACTTGCTTCTAAATCTGCAGCACTTTTTCTCTCTATTATAATGATTTCTTTACCTAAATATTCTAAAATAATATCACCAATGGGTAAAGGTAATACTTCAATAGTAATATTATTTTTATCTTTTTTATTATCTTTATTTTTTGCTAATTCTTTTGCTAATTCTTTTGCTAATTCTTTTGCTAATTCT